GAAGGCGAAGCTGATGGCCCTTAAATATCCGGGGATACGGCAGCTGATTGTGCGCCGCACCTACCCGGAGCTGATCAACAACCACATCAACATCCTGCGCGCGGAGCTTAAGGACATTGCCCGGTACAACGATAAGGACAAGGTTTTCAAGTTCATCAACGGCTCCACCGTGAATTTCACCTATTGCGCCAGGGATTCCGACCTTGAACGGCTGCAGGGCGTGGAATACGACATCATCTATCTGGATGAGGCCACGCAGCTTTCCGAGCATCAGATGAAGACCATCACCGCCTGCCTGCGCGGCGCGAACGATTTCCCCAAGCGGGTTTATTACACCATGAACCCCGGCGGGCAGGGCCACGGCTACATCAAGCGCATCTTCATCGACAGGCGATTCGAGGAAGGGGAAAACCCGGAGGATTACACCTTCATCCAATCCCTTGTGACCGACAACAAGGTGCTGATGGTCAAGCAGCCGGACTATATCAAGCAGCTGGAAGCCCTGCCCCCGAAGCTGCGTGAGGCATGGCTGTACGGCAGATGGGATATCTTTGAGGGCCAGTTCTTCGAGGAATTCAGGGAGACCCCCGACCCGGCGAAGGCTGCCGAAGAGGGTTGCACCGTGGAAGAGCTGATGCATCAGCGCCGGTGGACGCATGTGATCGAACCCTTTGAGCCGCCCCGTGGCTGGACGATATGCAGAAGCTATGACTTCGGATACAACAAGCCATTCTCCTGTGCGTGGTGGGCGGTGGACTATGACGGCGTATTGTACCGCATCCTTGAGCTGTACGGCTGCACCAAGACCCCCAACGAGGGCGTGAAGTGGGCGCCCGATAAACAGTTTGAGGAGATCGCCCGGATAGAAAGGGAGCATCCCTGGCTGAAGGGCAAGCACATCGCTGGCGTTGCCGACCCCGCCATATGGGACGCTTCCCACGGCATATCCATCGCCGAAGAGGCGGGCAGGCACGGCGTGCTGTTCACTAAAGGCGATCATGAGCGCATCAGCGGATGGATGCAATGCCATTACCGGCTGCAGTTCGATGAGGGCGGATATCCCCGGATGTATGTGTTCAATAACTGCAAGGGGTTCATCCGCACCGTGCCGGGGCTTATGTATTCCGAAACCAAGCCCGAAGACCTTGACACTGATGGCGAAGACCATATCGCCGATGAATGGCGGTATATGTGCATGTCGCGGCCCATTAAGCCGGTGCGCGTGCAGACGGCGGAAGTGCTGTTTACGAGCGACCCGCTTAATCAGGTGGCAGGATGGACACCCAACAAATACACAACGACACAGATAAGAGCAAAGGAGTGATCACGATATGGCCCAGAAAAAGAGACCCGATGACGAGCGCATGCGGCAGCAGGACAAGCCGACCGGCAAGCCGGAACAGGATACCCCGCCCCAGACGGAAGCGGCGCAGGCTGGACAGCAGCCCATGCGACCGCAGATCGATCCCCGGATGATCATGATGGCGGCGATGCAGCAGAAGGCCGCGCAGGAATCCCCGGCAGGCCGCAGCATCGGACAGGCGGAGGGCATGCCCGGTGAGAGCGGTGTGCAGGGCAATGAGCCTGTGCAGGGATTTGTGCCCACGGCAGCGCCTGTGGCAAAGCGCATGACCAAGGACAGGCTGACCAAAGCCATGCAGGATCTGACCAAATACAAAAGCGGCAAAGGGCACCTGGAATCCCGCCTTGTGGAAGTGGAGCAATGGTGGAAGCTGCGCCACTGGGAATGGATGCAGGAAAAGGGCGCGCAGGGGGATATGAAGACCGGCAGCGCGTGGCTTTTCAACGTTATCGTTTCCAAGCATGCGGACGGCATCCAGAGCATCCCCGAAGCCAATATCCTGCCCCGGGAAGAGGGGGACAAGCAGACCGCGAAGATGCTCTCGTCCATCATTCCCTGTATCCTCGACCAAAACAAATTTGAGCAGGCGTACAGCGAGATCCTGTGGCAGAAGCTGAAGGGCGGCACGGGCGTATACGGCATCTTCTGGGATAAATCCCGGCACAACGGCATGGGCGATATCGCCATCAAGAAGGTGAATCTCCTGCACCTGTTCTGGGAACCCGGCATCAGCAATATTCAGGACAGCCAGCAGGTTTTCCATGTGGAGGCTGTGGATATCGACATGCTGAAGGGCCAGTATCCGCAGCTGGGCGATGCAAACCTTTCAAGCGGCGCTGTTTCCCTGCGCAAATACATCACAGATGATCCTGTGGACACCAGCAACAAAACTGCCGTGATCGATTGGTATTATCACAGCTACGAGGGCGGCAGGAAGGTGCTGCATTTCTGCAAGTTTGTGCTTGATACCGTGCTTTATTGCACGGAGGATGACCCGGAACTTGCAAACAGGGGCCTTTACGACCACGCGCTGTATCCGTTTGTGCTGGACGCGCTGTTCCCCGTGGAGGGCAGCCCCTGCGGATTCGGCTATATCGATGTGTGCAAGAACGCGCAGGAGCAGATCGACATCCTGAATCAGGCGATCATCAAAAACAGCCTGGTCAACGCAACGCCCAGATACTTTATCCGCAGCGATGGCAGCGTGAATGAGAAGGAATTCATGGATTTCACGAAGCCTCTTGTGCATGTGACTGGCAATCTGGGTGCGGACAGCATCGTGCCCATCACCACGCCCCCGTTTAACCAGACCCCCATCGCCGTGGTCAACAACAAGGTGGGTGAGCTTAAGGAGACCAGCGGCAACACCGACAGCTCCAACGGCATTACGCAGAACAGCTCTCAGGCGGCAAGCGCCATCGCGGCATTGCAGGAGGCCAGCGGCAAGGTGAGCCGCGCTTCCACGCTGAGCGCCTACCGGGCGTTTTCCGAGGTTATCACTCAGGTGATTGAGCTGATACGGCAGTTCTACGATATGCCCCGGCAGTTCCGCATCATGGGCGATGTGGGCGATGAGCAGTTTACCACGTTTACCAACGAGGCCATGCAGCCCCAGCATCAGGGCATGTTCGCCGGAAAGGATATGGGATACCGGCTGCCTGAATTTGATGTGCGGGTTAACGCGCAGGCCAAGACCGCCTATACCAAAGCGGCGCAGAATGAGCTGGCGATCACCCTGTACAACCAGGGCGTATTCAACCCGCAGATGACGGATCAGGCGCTGATGCTGCTGGATATGATGGACTTTGACGGCAAGGACAAGGTGATGCAGAAGGTGAGCCAGAACGGCACCCTTGTGCAGGAACTGGCCAAATACCAGCAGATTGCCCTGCAGCTGGCACAGCAGATCGACCCCATGATGGCGCAGCAGCTGGCCCAGAGCATCATCGGCGGCGCGCAGGCACAGGGCGCGATGCCCGCAGCCATGCCGCAGATGGGCATGGGCGATCCCGGCGGCAGCGCATCCAAGATGAGCAAGGCCAGAGCGAGGGCGCAGGGGGCAAGTCAGCCCGGTTGAGAGGGGGGCTGACATTTGCCCTGTCTGGTTTGATACAATAATCGCATAGAGTCGTCCACTTACGGACAGAGGAGATTTTTATGGATAATACTTATAAATTCAACCTTCAGCTTTTCGCAGACGGCGGCGCGGGTGGCGCTTCCGGCGGCGATGGCGGCGCGGCAGCCGGGGCTGACGGTGCAACGGGCGTAAATGTTCCCGCCGCCGGGGAACGCAAGAGCAGAAGGCGCGAAAATCCGCTGGCTGGTGTGCAGTACGGCATCCAGCAGCAGAACGCACAGCAGGTCGCACCTGCACAGGACGAAGCCGCGAACACCGGGACGGACAACGGCGAAGACGATTTCGAAAGCCTGATCAAGGGCAAGCACAAAGCCGCTTTTGACGCTAAAGTGCAGGATATCATCCGCAATCGGTTCAAGACCAATAGCGATAATGAGAAGCAGCTGGAGGCGTTGCAGCCCCTGCTTGAGGCCCTTGGCAAGAGGCACAACGTGGATCCGACTGACATTGACGCACTTATGAGCGCAGTGAGCATGGACGATGAAGCGCTTGAGGCCGAGGCTATCGAACGCAATATGAGCGTTGACACCCTGAAGACCGTTAAACAGCTGGAGATGCAGAACGAGCGCATGCGTAAAAATGAAGAGCGCAGCGCAGCGGAACAGCGCATGCAGGAGCATTTCAATTCCCTGGCACAGCAGGCACAGAATCTTAAGGGCATGTACCCGGATTTTGACCTGATGACAGAGCTTAAAAACCCCGCGTTTGCGAGGCTGACGGCTCCCGGAGTTGGGATCGATGTGAAGACCGCATATGAGACGGTGCATCTGGCTGATATCAAGGCGCAGGGCATGCAATACGCGGCGCAGCAGACGGCACAGAAGATGGCCAACGCAGTGCGCAGCAACAGCATGCGGCCCGTGGAAAACGGTCTGACAGGGGCGCAGAGCGCAACCACCGTTAAATCCGACCCGCGACAGCTGACCCGCGCGGACAGAGAAGAGATCCGGCGCAGGGTTGCAAGAGGGGAAAAAATCGTATTCTGACGATATTCCCCTGACCAAAGACAAGAAAGGGGAAAATTACTATGTCTGAACTTTTTAACATGAATATGCAGCTGTTCGGCGCTGGCGATCTGGTAAACGCCACCACCGCATATGTAAACAGCAATGATGCTTCCGATGTCACTCAGTTTTCTGGTGCGAACGATCTGTCTCCCACCATGAAGACCTATTACGACACCGAACTGCTGGAGAATGCCCGCAGCGAGCTGATCTTCGCGCAGTTTGGTCGTAAGCAGCCCCTGCCCGCCAACAAGGGCCGCACCGTGGAATGGCGCAAGTGGAACACTCTGCCCAATGCCCCCGTGCTGCAGGAAGGCGTTATCCCCACCGGCGAAAAGCTGGGCCAGACCACCCTGACCACCAGCCTTCAGCAGTATGGCATGTTCGTGGCAATCACCGATCTTCTGGATCTGC